AACCGTTACTTCCGCTCATGCTCGTTCATACCTCTATGCAGTGAGACATCAGAGCAACGCCGTCACATATACGACAACGAAATGACAACCGAACGCTGGTCGCCTCTAATGGAGACACTTGATCCATGAGTAAATATCAAACCGAAGTTGCTAAGCTCAATCGCACCACAGATCATGAGATCGACGCCGCCGACGTCAGCGAACTCGGGCGACTTCGCACCGACAACCTTAGACTTGTCGAGATCATTGCGCGATACGAAACGCACTACCAAGCCGCAATGGCGATGTCGGAGAAACATCGCAAGCTCTGGGTTGAAGCCTGTCAAGAACGCGAGCGCATCCGTGCAGCACTACAATCCCTCATAAAGACCGGGCCGAGGCCGTGGATGGACGGCGGTGTAACTTGGCCGGAATGGGATGCCGCAATGCAGGCCGCAGAGGACGCCATCAAGGCGACTGACGAATGACTGACATCGTAGAGCGGCTGCGCGGGTATGAAAATCCCGAACTGCGCGAGGCCGCCGACGAGATCGAGCGGCTGGAGAAAGTAATCGCTCTTATGATCCCTGAACGCAATCGAGATATTAACGAGATAGAGCGACTGCGCAACACGATCAAGAACTGCCCGCCAGTCTCCGAAAGCGAATACGTGCGCCGACTGGAGGACGAGATCGAGCGGCTGCGGGAGGAGGTTCGCGTCGGTGCTGAGTTGATAGCAGAGGCGAATGGTGAGATCGAGCGGATCAACGCTGCTCGACATGCCGATAGTCAGCGCATGGTGCGGATGTCGGACGAGTACGAGGCGGCGCAGAACGAGATCGAGCGGCTGCGTGAGGCGTTGAAGATCATCGCCGGTCGGCAGCAGTGCCTCGATAACTTGATGAGCAATGTAGATGTGGCCTGTGCAGCGTTGGATGGAGGTAAACCATAACTGACGATGAGTTGCAGGTGATTACACATGTGCTATACTATGTATAACATCAGGAAGGGGAGATGATGGAATTAAAGATAGAACATCCAACAGACGCACCATCGCGCTTATCTATGATCCTGTGGGGTGATAGTGGTAGCGGCAAAACTACACTCGCTGCAACCGCTCCCGGTCGCAAGCTATTCCTCATGCTTGACCCTGATGGTGACATGAGTATTCGCAACATGCCCAATTGGCACCGTGTTAATCTGAGTAAAGAAAGTAGTGTGGACATCGTTAAGGAGGGAATGAAGCCTGACCCTTATACACTGTATAGCATGCTCGCTGACTTCGACACCTTGATCATCGATAGCCTGACCAAGTTCAGTGAACATGCTCTTCAATACGCAGTACGCGTTGCTCCCAAAAGTAGCATCGAGCAACCCGGCCTCAATGGGTATGGTCTTCGTAACATAGCAGTGTCGTCTCTCATCTCCAACACCTTGCGTGTCACAGGTGCCTTGAACAAACACGTGATCTTCATTACGCATGAGAAGGATGCTGATCGAAACAACGATGGTGCCATCCTCAGCGTCGGGATGTTGCTTGGCGGGCAGCTTCCTAACATCGCTAGCAAGGACATCTCTGAAGTATGGAACATTCGTGATGTCAATGGGGTCAGACATATCGCTATCCGTCCTGAACGTTTCCGTGCGCCGATGAAATCACGCATGTTCGACATGACTGCCGCAACATCATTCCCTCTACGCTACAACGCAAACACCAATGCTGGTCCTGCCATATCCACGTGGTGGCAGGACTACATCGCTGGCAACTTTGCAAAGTTACCAGTGCCTAAGTAGCCACTATACATAGTGCCTACTCCTACGCACACAGACTAGACCTAGTGGCTTGCTACCTGTGTGTGCATGTATACAGTGTATAAGCCCACAACATAGGAGACCCAACATGGGTTTGCTTAACTTCTCTGCTAACATCGCAGATGCTGAAGCTCCTCCGCAACTCCCCGCTGGTGAGTATAAGTGCATCTGCACTGCTGCTATCGACAAGACAGCAGCTTCTTCAGGGAACCCGATGCTCACGCTCACCTTGCAAGTGCCGCGCACCGAGTTCCCTGCTGACTTCGACCCCGGTGATGGTGTTGATGAGTTGACATTCACGATGAACGTCGTCTCACGTGACATCCCCGCTGATCGTTGGCGTATGAAGAACGTCTGTAAGGCCTTCGGCGTTCCGATGTCAAGCTCCATTGACCCTAATGACTTCGTGGGTCGTGAAGCACGCGCACGCATTCGCATGGGTCAAGACCTTGAGAAGAACCCACGCGCTGAAGTCGGACAGGTGTTGCCTCTCTAACACGTGTGTGCTACTATGTGTTAGGCACATGCTACCAACGTGTGTGCCTAACACACTACCACTACACCACACCACACTATAACCCCATACATGAGGATATATCCTAATGGCTACTCCTTCTAAATCCGCATCGTCGTCTGCCTACTCTAACCTGAAGAAAGCTGTTGCACAACGTGCTGCACAGAAGCGTACGTTCCACTTCTTCGTCCGTGTCACTGACGAACAGGGCAACGTCATCCCCGGTGCCAAGCTGCAAGTTGATCGCATCATGTCTGATGCACGTAAGGTGGTTGAGTTCCTCGACACGCCTGAGTATGCACAGTCTGGCCTCACTCGCATCAAACACGAAGTGATCGCGAACAAGCGTGGCGAAGAGACCGACGGCTCTACGTCTGTTGGTTAGAGCTGCCCCCCAGTGAACTAGCTAACAGGCTGAGCAACGCCGCGCATCTGTCCCATTCCCCAGTGCGCGGCGTTTGCTATTGTTATACACTGTATAGCTGCGAAACATGCAGCATGGAGAACATCGATGGACGTGATGCAGCTAGATGCTGAACAGCAGAACGCTATTACTATGTGTGTCGATCCTCTCAAGCGCCTCGTCTCTGTGACAGGTGAAGCTGGTACGGGTAAGACTACTATTATAAAGCAGACGTGTGACTTACTCACACAACGCAACATCCCATTCGCACTCGCCGCACCAACAGGTAAAGCCGCTCGTCGTATACGTGAAGCAACAGGCTACCCTGCTCAAACCATACACAAGCTACTCGAGTTCAATCGCCCTGACATGGACGATGAAACAGGTGAAGCTACATCTGTCAGCACACCAGCACGCGGCAAATCCAACCCACTCGAACAACACATCGTCATCGTTGACGAGTACGCGATGGTGTCCACCGGCTTGCATCGTGATCTCGTATCTTCACTACGTCACGGCGCATGCTTGCGTGTGTTTGGTGACATACGACAACTGCCACCTATAGAGAACGCAGACCTTGCTGATCCAACGTCGCCCTTTGCGAAGTGTCTAGCTATGCCTAACACTGTCACCTTGCAAAACATCTATCGTCAGGCAGAAGGCAATGGCATCATCGAAGCTGCACGTCGCATCAACCGCGGACAGTTCTTCACATCCAACAGCGACGTTCGTGTGATGCTCGGTGACGCAGTGCTTCATACACTGTATAACATGCTCGAAGACAACGACATCGATTGGCGTACAATCAACAATCAAATCATCTCGCCTGCGCGTAAGTCTGACATCGGCACTGTGCGTTTGAACAGCATCCTCCAACTGCGCTTCAACCCCACCATGCCCGGTAAGATCGAACTCCCTCGCAACAAGTGGGAGGTGAAGAACAGATGCTTCGTCAGCATAGGTGACAAGGTTGTCTGTAACACCAACTCGTACGATCTACGCGACTACACCGAACGTTACACCGACTTCGCTAACGATGGCACAGGTTACGCACACGCATACATCCCTGCACCTGACACCAAGCAGATGTTGAACGGTGAAGTCGGTGTCATCAGAAGCATCGACCCCATTGGCGTGTTAGAGATTGACTTCGGTGATCGTGTTGTCGAACTACCACCCAAGGTGCATGAGTACAACAGACGCAGACAGTTCTTCTACACCTACGATCCACGTCGCGTGATTGAGTTGGCCTATGCTCTCACCACGCACAAGTGTCAGGGAAGCCAGTACGACAACATCTCCTACATCATGGCATCATGTGCGTTCTTCAACCTCTCACGTCCCAACCTATACACCGGCCTCACACGTGCGATCAAACATGCGACGTTGATAACAGACCAACGCTCGCTCGCTACATCGTTGAAGTCACTCGGTTGGAAGAGGAAGCCTAAGTCATGATGACAAACACAGAGATCGTACAACTCGCTGAATGGATTAAGAAGCTGCGTTGGGTATCAATTGACAAAGACAACATGGAGTTCACTGTAGACACTACATGCTATGTCAAAGATGCACTTAACAAGTGGGCCGACAGTGTGTTGAAGGGGGACAACGAATGACACTAACAACAGCAGAACTTAAAGAACGCTTCTCACTTCAGGCTAGTGCGGCGGGGCTTGTCGTTGAGTGCTCTATGGGTGGTACTCTCCACTCGACCATCGCTGTCATAGCTGAAGCTCCGGGTCGCAACGAGGTCGCTCAAGGCATCCCGCTTGTAGGCGGTGCAGGAAACATACTCTGGCGTGCCATCCGCACTCATTGTCCAGAGGTGAAGCGTCATGAGTGTTACATCACCAACGTCGTCAAGCGTCAGGTTGCGTTCGATGTTAACGAGGGTGCGAACCGTAAGCCTGTAGGGAAACATGAGCTATCCGCTTGGCAGGAGTTGCTGAAGTGGGAGCTTGAACACCTGCCTAACTTACAACATGTCTTGTTGCTTGGCAACTACGCGGTCGAAGCACTGCTAGGCAAGAAAGGTATAACGTCTTGGCGCGGCAGTGTTATACCGTGTATAGTAGGCAATCGTGAAGTCACTGCTGTATGCACCTTTAATCCTGCGTTCTGCGCGCGTGATCCTATGGCACACATCATGTTCGACATGGACATAGGTGACAAACTTCGCCCTGTTGTACTCGGAACCTTCAAACCCCATGCAGTCGTCACACATATCAATCCCACCCCTGCCCAAGCACTCGATTATATTGCTATGTGTAAAGCCTCACGTGATCCAATCGCAAGCGACATCGAAGTCATTGCTAATGAAACAGCTTGCGTCGGCCTTGCTCCTACAACGCATGAAGCTATGTGCATCGCCTTCCGTAACGAAGAAGCCAACGTCTACCAACAACATGAAGAAGCGTCCATTCGTCTCGCCTTACAGTCGCTCTATGCTGCGCCAACTACACGCATGGTGTGGCAGAATGGAGGCTTCGACATGTCGTGGCTCTGGTTTAAGGATCGCATTCGCTGTCGGCCTGCCTACAGTGACACGATGTTGGGTCATCATGTGCTATACCCAACAATGCCGCACGATCTTGGCTTCATCGTCAAGCAGTACACTATGCATCCGTTCTATAAGAATGAGAAGGACGAATGGCGCCATACTGGGGGTGTTGATAATTTCTGGATATACAACGGTAAAGACTGCGCTCTCACACTTGCAGCGAACCGTGGCATCATATCAGAACTCCGCGATCAGAAGCTAGACAAGTTCTACTTCGAGCACGTCATGCGCTTGCAACATCACCTTGTGTGGATGACAGTCGGTGGAGTGTTGAATGACATGGAACTACGTCGTCGTATGTTGGACGAGAACACACCCGGTAACTTGTACAGTGATCTGCAATCAAAGCTACACGAGTTCTACGTTGCGGCAAGAGACGCTGTGGGTGATAACACCTACACGCCCAACCCCAATTCACCTAAGCAAATGGCTGAACTCTACTTCAGCAAGCTCAAGCTCGTCGGTCGTGGTGTGAGTACAGATGCTACTAACCGCGAACTCATGCGTAAGCACCCACGCACATCACCTGCCGCTCGCCGTGTGCTCGACGCCGTAGACGCATACATCGAGGACGACAAGTTCTACTCTGTCTACGCATCAGCGAAGCCTGACTACGACAGCCGGATGCGGTGTGACTACAGACAAACGGGTGTTCGCTCTGCTCCGGGTAGGTTGTCGTCTGCTCAAACGTTGTGGGGTTCGGGAGGTAACTTGCAAAACATCCCAGACCGCGCGAAGGAAATGTTCATTGCTGACCCTGGCTGCTGCTTCATTTACATCGACGGCAGTCAAGCCGAGGCTCGAGTAGTGGGGTGGAGGTACAACATCACGTCGTGGATGAAGCAGTTTGAACGGGCGCGCATTGACGGTTCCTACGACTGCCACCGCGCTCTTGCCAGTGACATGTTCGACGTACCGTACAACGATGTTCCTACCTTCGACCGCTACCCATTGGATCAAGTCGCCGCGCTGCGTGATGGCATCGCATACAACGTCGAGTTGGCTGGCAAACCCACCATTCGTTTTGTTGCTAAACGTTGCCGTCATGGTCTCAACTACCGTATGATGCCTGATCGCTTAGCCCTTACTACAGGCTTATCCCTAAGTACAGCAAGCGAAGCGTTTGTCAAGTACCACAAGCTCACACCTGAACTCAAGAAAGGTTGGGAACAAGACCTCAAACGTGTGCGAGAAGATCGCGCAATCTACAACGCCTATGGTCGCCGTTATGTTCAACTCATACCCGCCACGGATGAGAGCACCGAAGCAATCGTCGCGTTCTACCCACAATCAACCATAGGTGATCACATATGTCGGGTGATATACAAAGCGCACGATGACCCAGCATGGCCCAAAGGCAAGGCACGCATCGCGCTCAACACACATGACGGATTGATAGGCATCGCGCGTCATGAGGTAGCGAAGCAAGCACTACGCGTCATGGTCAAACACGCAGAGACACCCATCATGATAGGTGGTAAGCAACTCATCATCCCTGCTGAGTGTGCGATGTCAGTGCCTGATGCTGCTGGCATACACCGCTGGTCTACGATCAAGAAGATGAAACGCTCAGAGCTATACAGTGTATAACGTCTACTTGCCAATGCTCTCACGCATCAACTGATCAATCGTCTGTATCGTCAAGTGACGATCACCAAGGCGCGGAGCGAGATACTTGCCGTACTTAGCGGCGATTAACTCCTCCGCGTTCTTCGTTGCCAGATGTTGTTGCTGCATATTATCTTGCATCATCTTCGTAATCTGATTGCCCTTCAACCTGCGCTGCTCTTGTGTCATGTTGTATGCGACGCTCACTGCGCGCTGTTGTGTAGCTAGCTCACCGTAGTGTGTCTTCAACTTACCCAACTCGCCAGTGGGGTTCTGCCACTTAGTCACATCATCTGCCAACTGCGCAAGCACAACATCCGTCATCTGCTCTGGCGGTACACCACCTGCCATCTTACTCAGCAGTTGTTTCTTCTGCGCAGCCTTGCCCATCATGTCATTGCGCATCTGCACGATCGCTTGTATGTGCTGTGTGTTCTCTCTCACCTGTTGCCATGCAGCCGTCTGCGACGAGTACTTCTCCTTGTTCTGCCACAGCAATGGCACGTCAGGTATCTTCGACTTCGCCTGTTCATACACCTCAGTCGTAGCAGCCTTCAGTCCAGCAGCGAAGTCTCTACTCTCACGTGGTGAGAAACCTCCGCCTGCGTTAGGCTGCAGCTTGCTCGCATGTAAGAAGACATCCATCCCTGCTGCGAGATGCGCACCGTTAGCACCTAGCAAACCGTTCATCATCAACGCTGTTGAGTTGCTGACTTGTCCCAAGTTCGTGCGTGCCTCTGCTTGTGGACCTGCCTTGAAGCGAGGCACCATGTTGCGTATCCAATCACCACCACGTGTCTCACTTGACTGCGGATCTAACTTTAACCCACTCGCACCTAGTATCGTCTGCGCAAGCGGCGGCATTGCAGGCGTTACGCTATCTGTCAACACCTTGAACAGGTCATTGGCAATCGGCTTCGGTGTTGCGTCAGCAGGTATCGCACCAAGCATCTGCCAGAACGCTGTCATGCCTGCTACCATCGGCGCTATGTCAGGCGGTATAGGTACCTTGTAGTATAGGTCTCTGCTATATGGCAGGTTGGTACCTGACGCCCACGCAGTTGCCAGCTTCAACGTCGGCACGTATGCGTACTTCCACCGCTGATGTTCAGGTGTCCGCTCCCAGAACTCCTTCCTACTCTCAGCATTCCAATACGTCATCATGTAGTAGCTAGCCGCCATCATGTTCGACATAGCTACAACACGCGGTATCACATACGCAGCGGTCTCCTTGCTACCCATGTTGCGCATGAGATGATACGCACCAAGCTTGGTCTGTGTCAGGTAGGGGAAGATGCGCTCTAAGTCCTTCATCGCCTTACTAGCAGGCACCTTCGCCATGTCACCAGCTAACACACGCGCCTCACGTATGATCTTATCAATCTCAAACTGCGGCACAGCTTGGCCGAGCTTGCTGTACTTGAGATGCTGAAGTGCGTAGTTCTGTGTATAGTACATGCGCTTGTCGGCTAGGTAGATAGCATCAAGTCCATCCTTGTAGAACTGCCACGCACCCTTCAACACACCGGGCACCTTGTCAGCCATCTCATGAAACGCACCACGTACAAGCGGCACCTTGTCTATGCTCTGATGTCCATAACTCGCACCCGCCTTGAGTAGCGACACCGCTGGTGAGTTCTCTGCCCAGCTAGCAACCTTCAACATCATGTTGACCATCTTGCTAAACTGCGGCGCACCTACTGCCTGTTGCAACGATGCGAACGGAGAGTTCTTAATCAACTGTTGCACAATCGGCTGCGTCATATGATACGCAGACAACTCGATGATCGTGCGTGTGAGATGATAAGGCCACGTCAATGGTACAGTGATGTCAGGCAGTGCATCAAGTCCGAACTTGTTGGCCCACTTCGGTAGGAACCTGTGCCCTAGATAACTCGCAGTACCGAACGCACGTCCGGGTTGACGTGTTGCTATACCGATGATCGTGTTATACATCGCACCTAGTGGAGCAAACCACGGTGCGAACCTACCCGTGGTGAATTGCTTCATGATATTGCTGGTGACAGACAACATCTTCATCATGCCAGTCAACTGCACAGGCTCCATACGCAATGCCTGTGCAAGAGCTAGATCACCGAACTCCCACAGTCGCAGCTTGCCATCCTGCCACTCACCTACCACACGTGGATTGCGCATGGCGTCGTTGACTTGACTACTCCTCAACAACTCGCCAGTCCACCACTCGCGTCCATTAGGTCCATTGACAATCCGCATGTGTCCGTCTGTGTGGAACGCCGTCTTCGTCTGATTGACACCTAGTCCATCTTCCCATGCTAGATGTCTGATATGCTCATTGCGCGTCATCACCAGCTTCGCACTTCTGTACGCCTGCTCGACGTACTGCCGTGCTGCTGACATCGGCTCGAGTGGCTGCGTGATGCGTGTCTCTGGTGCGCCGGGTAGTTTCTCCTGTGGTATGCCTTTGTCTAGATGACGCAGTGGACTTTCGTGTAGTGTGCTAGCACCGGCACCTTCTGACGAACGCTCAAGTGAACGGTTAATCCCCTGACTAATACTCTCCCACATACGCGACACACCCGTCTTACCTTTCAACGGGTCGTTGACAGCACGCACGTAGTACGGGTTCAATCTGTGCATCTCATCTGCAACAGCTTGCGACAACTCCCCTGACCTCACTTGCAAATCCAACATGCTCTTGTTGAGCGCCTTGACTTCGTTCCTAAACTTCACCGTGTTTGGTGACATGTCATTGAGAAATGTATTAGCCATGTTCTGACCTTCCACCATAGGAACGTCAGGTATACGTGGCCTCGCACTACGTTGATCTAATGTGAACCGCTGTATGTCATTCTGCAACTCTGCCAACCTAGTCGTTGCAGTAGTCCTACCTTGCGGCGTCGTTTGTGGATTAGCTATCTTCGCTTGTAGTGCAGCCTCCTCTGCTAGTGCCTCACTGTGTCTAATCCTGTTCTGCGCAGCGTCACTCGTCAACCACCATCCATTCAGCATCGCCCTTTGTTCATCAGGGTTCATGCCTTCGATCAGGTTATGCACATTCCTCATCGCATTGCTGACGTCACTCGGTATTGTGTCATTCAACACTGCGTAGCTAGCATCCATGCGCTTGAGTTCTAAATCATACGCAACATCAGCACCGTGTATATCCTTCACAGCCTGATATACAGGTGCGCCTTCATCCATCAGCAACCCTTCACCTTTGCGCTTGGCTGCTGTCAACGGGTTCATGGCGTCTAGTGAACTCGGTGGTCCGTACTGTGGATCAGGTCCACCCCTGATCAACGGTCCACCCGGCATGATAGGATCACTAACACGTGGGTCTAATGTCGGGTTGTTCTTCAACGCTGCCGCTGTAGGTGATGGCGTTGCGTTGCGTATAGCAGCAGCACTCCTGCCTTTGACAGCACCCACGAACGCAGCGAACCCAGCAACACCTACACCTGTTGCAGCTATTGTACCAATGCCTGCGCTGTGTTCATTCTCTGGCGTAAACGCAGTGTCCTTACCTTGTACAGCACGCATGCCTTGATCCATAGCCAACCCAACACCCGCGTTGAGTGCTATGTTCGCTCCCGTGTATGGTACAGTGACAGGTGTGAGTATCTCAGCAGTGTTCAACGCGCCGCGTGTGATAGCTGAGTTGGCTATCTTCGCAGTGATACCTCCCACCTTCGAACCTGCACTCGCAACACCTGTAGCCCAACCACCCGGTCCACCTACAACAGCACCGCCTAACACTTCAGCAGCACTCTCAGTCCACTTGCGTTGACTATCAGGCCGCTCGTCACCTAGCACACCACGAACAGTGTCCTTCCACTTCGCAGCTACATACGGGAAGTGTGTCAACTGTTCCTGTGTGAAGTCTTCATACTGCTTGCTCTTTGTGTAGTCCTGCAAACCTGAGTTGATCTGTTCCTCTGTCAAGCTAGGATCGCGTTGCTTCCACTGATCAGCGACACTTTGCAGATGCTTTTGTATGTTCGCTTGTGCGTCGTCAATCTGCAAGTCTTTGCGAAACTCATCTAGGAACTTCGTATCATTCGCGTACGACCTATACAACGCTTGCCCACCTGACAACGCTACACTAGGCAACGCATACAAATCAGTTGGCGCACTCGCTGCACCAACCACCAACCCCTTAAGGTGATCCCAAACACCGCCACCCTCTTCAGGCGCAGGCGCAGTTGCTGCACTAGCACCTGTCTCAGGGTCTATGCCATACTGTGCAATGTACTCTTCACGGCTAACAGGCATGTGTGCTATTCAACAGGTTGCTCTTCTACAACAGGCGGTAGTTGTGCAGCCTCTTCAGGTGTCAGATACTTGTAACCTGTTGGTGAACTAGGATCAGCTACCTTAGGAACGCCGGGAGGTTTCGCACTTCCACCTGTACCAATAGGTGGTGCAACAACACCACCTCCCGGCATCACTTTGGCACCTCCACTATCAGGCGCACCCACCACGGGTCCGCTAAACGCTGGCGTGTTTGTGCCCTTGTTAGGTATCAACACCAACGGCGGCTGCTTCGGCAACGGTATGCCTGTTGCCATCGGGTTGTTAGGCTTACTCAACGTCGTAGGTGCTGATGACTTAGGCATACCAATCGTCTCAGTCTTCACCTTGTTAGGTCCATAGTACCAATCCAAGAACTGTTTCTTCGTCAAGTCCCAACCACTCGGACCACCGCTATTATACGAACGCTTCAACTCATCAACAGCATTCGTCACTGCACCTGATGCTGGACCTGTTATACGTGACTTCACCCACTCTTGCATCGCTGTGTCGAATTGTTTCTGTCTATCTGACTGTGATGGATTGAGTAGCGCACGACCTGCACTCTGTATCCATTCGTTCGTCTGATTTAGCGATGGTATGTCTGCACGATTAGGCATTCTATTAGGCATCAACTGCCTGATAACTTCAGGTATCTCAATGCCATCAGCATTGCCACTCGCATCAGGTACAAGTGACAGGTTCAATCTGTTCTCAGTAGTCGCTACATTAGGCAGCGTCGGTGTTTGTGCTGCATACGGTTTCCATCCTTGCGTACTACCGTTCACATTAGGCGCAGGCATTGCGAACGGCTGTATACCTGTCACACCAGCCGACGCATCGTTAGCATCACGCATCGGTGTAGGTGCAGCAATTGATGCTGGACCTGTGTATAGCTCCGCATCCTCAGGCCGCACATCAGCCTGTTGTATAGGTGGCAACTCTGGCAACGGCAGTGGATCAGCGTTAGGATCATACGGCTCAACACTACCCGCTTGCTGTGACGACGCATCAGGTAGATCAGCAGGCGGCACTACATCACGACCCAGTGACAACGGCTGAGGCGTCGGTGTGGGCGCTTGTTGTGCTACATTCGGTGGCGGCGGAGCTGGTGTTGGTACTACATCAGGCTCTGGCACATGTCCACGTGGTGTGATGCTGAACCAACTCGGATCATCTGGGAACTGTCCCTTAGGCAACTTACCTTGTGGCATCTCACCCGGCGATTGGAACGGCACCTTGTCACCTACACCTGTGTTGTACATAGGCACAGGCACACCGGCATCAGCCTCAATCGGCCGCGGTTGTGGTATAGGTACATCGCCGCGCATCGGCGCTTCTGGAGGTCTTGGTTGTGGTATAGGTGCGCCACCTATATACGGCTTGTAGATATATCGAGGTTCTAATTCACTTGGTCTAGGTCGTGGTATAGGTATAGCAGGAGCCATCTGCTCAGCCATACGCTCAGCATTCCTACCTTGCGATGCTATAGCCAACGAACCCGCACCTTGCGGCATAGCTACAGGAGGTGGTTCAGTCGGCGTACTTGATGGTGGCTTGTACCCTTTAGGTGCCAACTGCACACTACCATCAGGCAGCTTGAAGAACGGCGCACCATTCGCCAACGTGCCGTACTTCCACCCCGGAGGTAGCACATTCGTAGGTGGTGCAGGTGTCGCTGTAGCTGGTGCTACTTCAGGAGGTGTTGCAACTTGTGGAGCTTCGTTGAACCGCCTGCGTGGCGTTGTATGTTGTATATCTCCAAACGTCGTACCCTGCCCAATCGTACCTACAGGCTTAACTCCAAACTGTGTAGCAGGATCAACAACACCCGCTGGCTGTTGCTTACGTAGTGGACTAAACGCCTCACTCGGTTTAAGCGGCGGATATGCTTGCGGCTGTGTTGATGCGACACGTTGTGGCTGTTGTGCTTGTTGTTGTTGACCGGGTATAGGTGCATTGCGTTCATTCTGCGCAAGCGGCTGTAGCCTAGAGAACATAACATCAGGCCGCAAGTTACCACGATTAGCACCACCTAAATCATAGTGCATCAAATCAGGTACACCTGTCAGACTACCTCTACTCTTGTCAAACGCACCACCATAGCCAATGCGATCAGCTAATGCAGGATCGTTCTCAAGCACCCACGCTTTGACACCACGTGCCATGCGTGTGTATAGCCCCGTAGTGTCATCCCCCGTATGCGGAATAGGTTCACCATTGGGCTTGTATATCTGCCAGTCACTCGCATTGCCTTTAGCGTGATGGCTACCTGTGTCACCGGGACGATGACCTGATGTAGCTCTAACCGCATAACCCGGTGGCAGTGCCATTGCAGCACCACCACGCACAGCAGCTACCAATCGCGGATTAACACCGTTAATACTGGGGTGATCTGGAGGCGCTATCGTCCTCCCGTTCTGGGTCGTCGTCCCCGAATTGGGGAAAGGGACGTTGCTACCAGTACTGCCTCCTGTGTTTGGCACATCAGCAGGTGGTCTAGGTGCTGCACCCGCATCACCTTGTCCCATCGCCGTACGCAGTTTGATACCACTATCAAACCACGGCAATGCTTTCTCCATGATGCGACTTAACACATCATCAACACGCGCATGTCCGGGTATGCCGTTGTTCACCAACGTGGAGTAGTTGTCACGCTTAGGTGTCTTCAACATCACATCAGCAGCCGGCATGTGGCCGCTCTCACTGCGATGCGCGTGTACTAGTCTACTCCCATCTGTCGCACCCCACTGATGTAGTGCGATCCAATACGGCACCGCGCGTGGATCATTCGGCAGGTCTTGTCCTGATAGTTGCTTATACGCATTCGCGTTGTGTCTTAAGTTCTTAGCAGCAGCTTCAATCATCACAGCAGGGTTCATGATGTCTTGATCTGAAATCCCGTACTGATCACGCAGTTGTTTAGTGAATTGAAATATCCCCTCAGCACTACCTGCACCATTCCTACCCAACATCGCACCGCCAGCGTTCTCATATCCGTACAACGCAAGCAACGTGCCTTTGGGTATCTTGTACTTGTCCTCAGCTTCATCCATCTTCTGCACCCAATACGGATGCATCTCTTGAAACTCTGCTGGTCCCCTTGTGGGTCGCTTCTGTGGGTATTGATACTTCATCGTGCCGGGTTCTTGCGCATTCGCCTTACGCTGTCCCGGCAATGGTACAGGTTTAGACTGCGCACTGAACTCACTCACGCCACCAGCAGGCAACACACCAGCAGCCATGCGTGCATTAGGTGGTAGCTGATCATCAGCACTCGTTTGTGGGCCAACAGGTGACGGATTGCTCACGCTACCTGATGTAGGTGTGAATGCATTTGTACTAGGTGCAGCACCGGCACCCGGTAAGAACCCACCAACAGGCGGATCACCAGGTCTAGGTGGCAATGGCGCTTGTGGTGCTGCTTGTGGTGTAGCTGGTTTAGCTAGTGGATCACCTTGCGCACCGGGACTACCGAATGGATGTGCAGTAGGTCCATTCGCAGGACCACGTGGCCCATAGATGTACTCCAACTCCTGCATACGGTTGCCATGACGTGTGCCTAACAACTCGCGTTGCAGTGCTTCATTACGTTCACGATCCTCCTTGCGTGCCAGCAGCGTCAAGTACAGTCTAGTAAGCGCATCATCAGCCGCAGCATTCCTCGCCATGAAGAACGCAGTCTGATCACTGCCGCCGCTAGGGATAACACGAGGCATACGTCACCTATCCAACAGCGCCACGTTCTTCATCAAGATACATGTCACCTTGATTGTAACTACCACTACCACCGAACCCAGTTACACCACCACGGCTGTCTTCATACGCTTTCTGCGCACCCATGCGATTGAATGCACTACCTAGCGACGAGCCTAAACCTGCAACAGCGTTACCATAACCTGTGAGCGGTGACAGATAATCCAACTCTCCGCCCTTCTTACCAAGTGCAGCAATCGCAGCATTACCTGTTTGCAAGCCACCAGCCATCGACTGGTCTAATGTACCCTTGGTGTCGAGTGTTTGTGGTCTGTAGTTGGTCTCAGGCAATTGACCAGCACGTGTTGCGAACATGTTGTACAGGTTAGACAGACTACTCAACTTACCCTGTCTCTCCTTCTCACCAACACCACGTGACATCAACTTCGCCTGTAGTGCAGCGTTGGCGTATGCGCGGTTGCTCTCACGCTGCATACCTGAAGCTATCTCATCGAAGTTGCTGTTCTGCTGCGTGCGCATAGCTTGCGTCCATGCACGACGACCAGCATCTGCGCTTGCTTCACGTAGCCCCATAGCCTGCGCCTGATACAGGTCATTCGCATAACCTTCATCACTCTTCGCAGGTGCGAGCGCATTGACGAACATCCTCTTCAACGTGTCAGCAGTGCCTTCATCCTGCAGTCCACGCACGTAGTTGCGATCTGCAACCTTGCGCCTTTGTGGCAAGTCGTGTTGTAGTACTTTCTTTTGCTCCTCGTCTTGGAGCTTCATCATCTCTAGTACGTCAGGAGCACCTGTAGTAACCCATCCTTTACCCGGTACGAACTTCGTCCTTGTGCCACGGATGTCCGTTGAGCCGAGTTGTTGCTCCTTACGCTGCTTCAACGCCATTGCAATAGCTTCAGCGCGTTCACGTTCACGCTGTTGGTAGTTCATGATCGCGACAGCCCAATTCATGTCGCGAGTTTCAGCTTGCTCTTCAGCTTGCATCATAGCGCCAGCGAAGCCTAAGCCGCCGCTAATGATGCTGCCGATGCCCATGTCCATCATAGGTGTAGTCCTACGCCGCTATACAGTGTATAACGTGTGTGTTAGAACGTACCTTCGTTCGCACGCACGTTCTCATTCGCACGTGTAGCTTCATTCTCGAACGTGTCATACAGCGCCGACGTACCCGTTGTGCCTGTGCTTTGATTACCAACCTTCGCAGCAGCTTTACCAAGTAGTGAGTTGACGTCAAAGAACTCCCTGCCACCCACTGCACCACGCAATTCACCTTCAAGCCCAGCACGACGTTCATCAGCGTAGCTACGAATGCGGTTAGCTTCTGCAGTCGGGTCGTAAGTTGTGCCGAAGTCCCAGTTAGCTGCTTGATCCAACGAACCTTGGCGACGCGTGCCGATGTCGCCTGTAATATCCTCCAACACACCACGGCCGATGTTCTGCAAATCTGTGTTCGCTGTTGCCTTGGTCCTGTCGAGGTCACGTAGCGCACGATTGTATGTCGCTTCATTGGTGCTACCACGTGCGCGTGATGCTTGCAGATCAGTCATCGCATCTGAGTACTGCTGATCGAGAATGCTCGCGAGGATAGCATCGTCTGACGTAGAGCCGAACTGTTCCTCTGCAAAGTACGGTGAGATCGCACTAGAGAATGCTGTGCCGTACTTGTTCCTCTGTCCTGTCCTAGCAGAACCAAGTATCTCATCCACGATGCTAGAGTTGAAAGCACCGCTGTAGTCGGCACCAGTCTGCAGCCCTGCATTAGCTGTATCATACCTGTTATTGACTTGATCCCACACGCCGTACTGATCACCTGCGCCGATGCCTAGTGCATTCAGCCGCGAAGCAGCACCACTCTTAGCACCACCATACGCAGCGTTCTTACTGCTCAACCACGCAGCATCACTAATCGCCTTCTTGTCCTCTTCCTTCTCAGCAGCTTTCTCTTCACGACGTGTCTCACGTACGTCTTCCTGTTGCGCTTCCCAGTCACGAGCTTGCGCTTGCTCAAGTGCGGTAGGCTGTGGAGGTGGCTGATATCCACCACCACCCTTTGTCTCTAACACAGGTATAGTGTCATCAACTTCGGCCTTCTTAGGCTTGTCGTTGATGTTGTTGATGTGAGTAGCAACCACGACATGCGCGTGGTCGCTAGTGTTGCGCTTGTTCAGCGCCCACTGCGCGATGTGCGGTGCGATCATGACTTGTATCCTTCTCCTTGTTGCCGTCTAGTACCTTAACACCGATGTAGCCTTGCTTCCTGTAGCCCATGCTCTCCATCAGCCTGAACACGCGCTCGATGAGTTTGTCATCTTGATCGTGTTCAACCTGCATGTATATCCTCTCCGCGTTGCGTTCTGTCGCCCATTTGTCGAACGCGTGTAGTAGCATCAAACCTGCGAACGATTTGCGTGCGTGTGGCAACACATACCACATCTCCTGTATGGCGTAAGACCTGAAGCTGTACATGCTCTCACGCATCGTTGCGACTAAGTACCCAACAGGTTTACCATCTGTGTCGTATGCAACCCACCCGTTGATGTGTTTCCTCTCGGGGTCCTTAACGGCATAGAACACATGCCTACCGATAGCACGAGGATCAAACTCGCGACCACAGCCGTGCTCATTACTCGCATGCGTGGCGACATCTTCAATGTCCACACTATCGCGCGGTGTTTCTACCTGACGAACAGTGATCTTCATTTCAGCAACCTATACATATCGATGGCGGTGAGGGCGGATATGGTGGGAGACGTTCCACCTGTGTCTCCTCTGATTGACGGAAAGTGAAACCCTCCACCTGCTACAGCGCCGATGAGTGCGATCAACGCCAGCAACAACACGATGACCCAAACGCCTTTCTTGATAGGCTCAGGAATAGGCATGATGAAGCTCTCAATCACCCAGATGGCAAGCCAAACAATGCCACATAGTATGATCAACCCGATCAAGAACCACAACACGTTGACTGCTAAAGCTGTCATTGTTGTCTCCTAATCCCGCAGCGTGAAGCTTCTAGCACATTCCTCGATTGCAACCTACACACTGTCTCTGCGTTGATCGCATCTACTTCAGACTTCGTATAACTCTCAGGTACAGCTATCGCTGCCGGTTGTCTGAGTGGCTCACGAAAACCAAAGAAGCCACCATAAGGCGCAGTGTATGCACACGATGTTGTCATCGTTGATAGCATCACTATAGCAGCTACACGTATCATCTCTTTTTCGCTGGTGGCTTATCAGGTGTGCGGCCCTCAAGCACAGCAAGCCTCGCACGTACTGCTTTCAACTCCTGCAACAACACAGGGACATACTTACTATAGTCCACATAGTGTCGATCTTCTTTCTCATCATAGGTCACAGGTGTAGCGTAGACTTCTTTAGCTTGCTGACCGAGCACACCATATGCACGCTCGCCAGTTGCCTTCCACTTGAAGTCATACACCTCAGTGTCATCAATGATATTACCTGCATCAAACGATTTCAGGTCTTCTTTCAGGTTTGCGTCTGACGATGTGTTGAACGAGCACGCTGTTGCTGTGGTAGAGATGTTGCCAGTAGATACGCCACTACGACGGCAATCCATAAGTCCACCATCAACGTTGCGATTAGAGAAAATCGGTGCATTACCACTGGCAATGCTGACTGTAAAATATCCAGTACCGATTTCAGTTCCTACAGTAGTATTACCAACACCGGGGTATGTCCCAATAGCAGTTCCAAGGCCGATAGCACTACTGTGAATGTTACCAGCAACACCCAAACCACCAGCTACAGTCAATGCGCCTGTTGTAGGTGAGGTGGAAGGTAAGGTCCCTTGTAGAACTACAGCGCCCGTCGAACGAACGATTGCCAGTGGCATATCAATATATGCCCCTGCATCATTGTAGCGAAAAATACCAAAATTAGAGACAGTTGGATCAGCACCACGAATTGTCCATTTTCTCAAGCCAGCGGCATCATAGTGGATATCTGTATTTTGAGATGCATTAGACATAACCACGCCTGTCAGCGTCGTAGCACCAGTTGCACGGCTGATTGTCAGTGGTGTTGCCTTTGCTACACCCGCATCTGTATCACTGCGAATGCTAAAGTTAGACCCCGCATCGCTGCCTGTCTCTGCAGTACTATCTCCTAAGAATAGCTCCCAACGAACTAAACCACCCTTCATCCCCTGTATAAGAGGCGATCCTGTGCCAGCACCAGCTTGAATTATTAGATTACCATAGGCGTTGGCAATTGTCGTTTGACCTATTGTAACATAGCCAGTTGCGCGGTCAATTTTTAGTGCCGCCTCGATGATATTGCCTGCATCATCATATCTATCAATCTGAAAACCTGATCCAACATTTCCACCGCTTTCTGCAAGGCCATTTGCTAAATTAATCCGCCAACGAGTAAGTCCACCCGTCTTACTGAATATCTCTGCTGGACTGCCAACAGGTCTATCTAATATCACGTTGGGCTTTGTTTTGCTGATCGTCAAATCACCACTCATAGTGTCGCCAGCTTTAGCAACCTTCAACGCATCCTGCGCATCTACATACGCATTCGTCGCAAGCGCAGTCGTACTTCCTCCTTTAATAGTCCACCCTGTGCCATTGTACACATACGTCATTCCACCTGACGTGTACTCTTGACCTACAGTAGGTGAAGCAGGGAAGTCGATTGCCATCACTTCCTCCCACGTGGTGCAGTGGTGACAACAGGCTTATCAAGTGTGCGACCTTCAAGGTCTGCAACACGTTGTCTCAATGCTTTCAGCTCTTGCAACAACACGGGGACGTACTTTGAGTAGTCAACACCCCACCACTCATCTCTCTCAGCACCCTTCTCGGTCGATGCCTCTGTATGTGTGACTGCGAGCGGATATACATCAACAGCCTGCTGAGCGATGACACCAAATGCGCGCTCTTTAGTAGACTTCCATGCGAAGTCATACACATTCGTGTTGTCTATGATGCTGCCTGCGTCGAATGATTTGAGGTCTTCTTTAAGCTCTGCTCCTGAGGAGGTGTTGTAGGCAGCACTTGCGCCGTCTGATGTTATTGTTCCTACTGTCGCACCATTGGCTACTTTCATATAAAGCATATAACGAGTGCCAGACGGATTAAAATTCTGTGCAACATAACATGCGCCTGTGCTGGGAGCTGGATTGCGCATATATGAAAATACAGTATCACCTGCGCTGTCGCAGGTAATGCTGCTAGCGTTAATATTCCCACCAACACCCAAACCACCAGATACAACCAACGCACCTGTTGTTGGTGAGTTGGAAGGAAGGGCGTTCTGAACACGGACAACTTGATCAGTTGTAATAGCAAGTGTCGGAACTGGTGATCCGCTTAAACCAGTACGTAGCCAGAAGTGACCCAGTAAATCAATTCCCATTCCACACCAATTGTTGCCACCTCCATCATACAGCAACAAGTTTGCATCAGCTTGTGCGACTGCCGCGTTGAATGCCGCGCCATTGGGATTGCCGAGTACATTAGATTTGGCAAATGATCTGATTGTACCAGTAGCATTAATCCCACCACCAACACCTAATCCTCCTGCAACAGTCAATGCGCCTGTTGTAGGTGTTGTTGAAGCGGTCGTGTTTAACACCTGAACTGTTGAAGGTGCATTAAAGCTGATAAGGTTGGGTGTACCCACGCCAAAACCTATATCACCATTTGTGCGATTGATTACAACTGCACTATCGACGAAAACACCTGCTGCGTCGTATCGTTGTAGATGAAATGCTTCGTTCGCTCCTCCATCACCGACTACTACACGCCACATCGTTCGCGATCCAGAACGCCCGTAAAGGCCGCCTGCTGTTACTGTTGTCTTGTCGAGGAATATAGAAGGCGCAAGTTTGTTAATCGACAAATCACCAGTCATCGTGTCGCCAGTCTTCAACACAGCATTCTGGTTGATACTAGCTGCAGCTCCTCCCGCTTGTACCCACTGCGACGTATTGCCGTCATCGTAGTAGACCCAGAAGATGCCGCTATCACTCTCCCACCACATGTCTCCATCTTTAGGATTGCTCGGTGGATTGTCAGCAGTTGTAGTTGTGCTAGTACCAAGCGGACCAGCATCGTCCCACTGCGTACCATCCCAGATGTACAGATGCTGATTGTCGGTAGCGATCCACATGTCACCTATAGTGTTACCTGTAGGTGGCAATGCTCCTGCGCTAGGCACCGTGCCTTTGATAACAAGTGGCGGTCCAAGCTCACCCTGTATACCTTGCGGACCTATAGCACCTCGCGAGCCAGATACGTCGATGATCCAGTCAACGAACGTCCCTGCGCCGCCTGATGTGATTGCGTTGATGACAAGTGACGTACCACTGTACGACGACACCTGTCCCCACATCCAATTGTTAATGGGGTCTAAGTTGGCACGCACCATGATGAACTTGCCAACGTTGAAGTACTTGTTCGCTTGTGTGACGAACGTCTTCGCAGTCAGCCCGATTGTGTTCGATGATGTAGATGTACCGAACAGCTTCGCAGCTTGTGCAGCACTTTCAACCGCGCTCGCCGCTGCATTGGTGGCGCTCGTCGCAGCATTAGTCGCACTCGTTGCAGCTTGCGATGCGCTATTAGATGACGCAGTAGCATTCGCATTCGTCGTATTGACAGCCGCAGTAGCGTCAAACACCAGCGTCCACTTCGCCGCGTCAGTTGCAAATGCTGGGCTAGATAGATGGCTATCGATACACAGATAGTACTGATACGCGTTGATGAATACAATGTCACCTAACGAATACGTAGCACTAGTCTGCCACTGTCCACGGAAGATCGGCACACCAGTTGTCTGTATCGTCCAATACGTGGGATGCAATGCGCGATCATCAGCAAACGTACCAGTTCCTGCGCTGGTGTGCTCGACTAGACAACGATACAACACACCTGTGGTGCTATCAAACACACGATCACCGACGTAATAACGTGTGCTATATATCCACTCACCACGGATGTTAGGAATGCCAGCTTGCAGCAACATGCTATCAAGCTGCGTCCAGTTGGCTTACTCGAGTGTATGCCACCTAGGTGTGTCGAAGTTGACAAGCTTGAATGCGTAGTTGGGAGTATAACCGCGAATGTTGGCTACCATTGCGCACTGCCCACCATGTGTGGGGCAATGTAGCCCATGCAATATATGTCTAACTCAACCGCCCGCCGCCGCCCTAGGCTAATATTTGTTGCATATATATATAACAATGTCAACATGTTATACACTGTATAACTCACCCACGCATCAAACTACCACGTTGATACATGAAACTAATCGCGTTGATAGACAGCGGTCCAGTTGATTGCGCCTCTACAGCAGCTTTGAGTATCTTGAACTTGACAGGTACCTGCCACAGTTTTTGTTCTCGTGTTCTACGTCCTGCACCATACACCTGCGGACCTGCGCCATATGCACCTGCTTCATTAGGCACAAAGGTCAACTCACGTGCTGGCATCTGCTGACCTGTCGCAGCATCACGATAGATGTTGTCGGAGTATAGTCGCAATGTAAACTGCGCATCACCTGATGCATCTACATGTGTAAAGCGCAACGCCTTTGTCGCCTGTCGTGAACCGAAGTCAGCCCACGGTAGCTCCCACTTGCTTTCAATCGGTTCGCCTTTGTATTCCTCCCATGCATCAGGCTTGATAGCACGTGCTGCTGGGAAGTTGGCTGCTATAGTCTGCACGTTCTCCAGACACTTATACACCAACCCATCCGCGCTGTCGAAGATACGCGTGCCTGCGTTGTAGAGTGTGTTGCTAGTCCACGTTGCTAGATCATACATGCCTAGCCAATCAGCATGCACATGTGTGTCCATCGAACCATAGCGCATCATGTAGCCATCGGGTGTGAACAGGAACGACCTACCCTCGATGGTGCCACATCCGCAGTTGAACAGTAGTTGATTGACAGCATGCGGCTTAGCTGTCTTGAACCTAGACCATGCGAACAGCTTCAACTGCGGCACGTAGTGATAGATGTATCCAATAGTGCCGTTGTTCACAGGTCGCACTTGGATGCTGTTACCACCTCCAGACACGTTCGTGGCTGGTGGCGTTGTGGGTAGGTCTTCACCTATTGATACAAGTATGTAATCATCGTTGATAACACTAATCACCTCACGACGACCATTGATGTTCACTGCGTCAACATCGCCTACTGCTGCTGAGCCTGATACATCTATTAAGTCACCTTCTTCAAACTGATGACTGTCAATGCGCATGATCAACGTGCGCTTGGTGATGTCATTGTGACCCATGTCACCATCGAAGAACAATGGATCGGTTGTCAACCTGCGTACGTCGCTTGCGTCGTACTTCGGCAGGTAGAAGTGAACAGTCTTGTTCTTGCTATCGTAGAAGCCGAATGTCTTCAGCCTCATTGTTTCTTTCTTCAACCTCGCAATGTGCGCTGACATCATCGTCTCGATGTAGTTAGACACACGCTCAGGTACGACAGCGTTCGACACAGTAGACAACTTCGCACTAGGCACACCGTTGAAGTCAATCATGAACACGTCGCTGCCTATCTCCACAACACTGCGCGGCGCATTGCTACCAAACCCGTTGAGTGTGTCTAATGGCTGCGGATCGTGTAGTGATACAGCACTGCCGCCTGTGTCTGACATCGTGCCTAACTTCATCAACGTCGTCGCTGTTGGTGTGATGACTAACAATGCGTCCTTGATGGTAGCGAACGCACGCACGGCTTGTTCAGGACTAGCGACGATCTTCGACATGTCGATGTCAACAGCATCCATCGGACTTGGAGCGGTCGAGAACACTACGCATGTGTCTTTGGCAGCGATGCGAATGTTCGTCACATAGTCAGGCAGATCGCGTAAGTCTGTATCGTGTACAGTGAAGTAACGAAATGCTGACTTGCATGCATCAAATGCTGGCACCTCGATGTTGCTACTACTGTTACCAGGATCTACCAACGGCATCACCCAGTCAACACGTGTGAAGTCTATCGACAACGGCTTATCGCGGCCATTGCTACATACCAACTCCTTACCAAAGATGTCGCTTGCTACAATGTCAGTCTGTGTCCAACCAATACGCGTGTTGTTCTGTGCGTATGCTATAGCGTGGCTCAATATACGCTGCGCGTTCTTATCTCTATCCACACGAACGATCTCACCCGTGGATGACCAGATAATGACGTAGTTGGCGAAGTACTTGCACTCTACAGGCTCGCCGCCTAGCATGAATGTGTCATGCGTAATAGTGACGTTATCGCCTGCACTCCATCCACCTGTAGCTGACGGTGAGTTAGACACAACGATCTCGAATTGATTAACATCAATCACACGTCGCACACCATGCGTGCGGTTCATCATCTCAGGTGTGACGCCGTTGAATGTAATGTCCCATCCGCTGATCGTGACATGGGACATTGCATTCATTGCAGGATGCGCGCCCCAATACACAGTGACGATCTTGTTCTCTGCTATGGTAGTTATTGCGATGTCAACCGTTGTCGTTGTCGCTGTGCCTTGTTTCAACTTCAACCACATCTCAAACCCGTGCCGCGGACCTACACGACGATCGGTGTATGTGATCATGTTGTCGAACACAGGTGCGAACTTCGACGTCAAGTTCTGTTCACTGTCAACGACGTTCAACCCACCACCGAAGTCGCGAATGGTGGTGTTCTGTAACTTCGCAGTCGGTCGTTTCTGTTTAGGTCTGCCTACAGGCTTATGCGCGCGAGCGGTCATCTGCACCATGTTATGACCACCTGTTCACGACTGAGCGTGTTGACTGCACACTGTCCATAGGGATGTTGAATTGGCTGCGGTTGAACTGGCTCAATGCATCCTGAAATAACATCTTGAACTTGTCACTCTCACCCGGATTGGTGCCATCACCTTCAAGCACGTCCCAACAACTGCCCAGCAACAACAACTGCGTGTCCATGAATATCTCATCGCTGTCCTCTTCGAAGTCGTCAGGCTTTGTGCGATATGTCACATACACTGTGCCTGTCGTTGTAGGTGGTAACACCCTGAACAGCTTCACCGAGTTCATACCAGCAGGACATATGCTCGGATAGTTGATGTTAGTATGACGCACGCTCATGGGTGCGATAGGCATCGGCTTATGTGATCCTTCGTGAAACACACTATGCAGATCACGCCAATCCTTGATCAAGCTCGTTGTATCTGTGACGATGAAACCGTTCACACCGTCTAACACGTGTGGCTCCTGATACGTCATGTACTCAGGTATCCAATACTCCCTGAATATGAGGTCGAACTTGTGTTGAATAGCTAGCTGTATGCGTGGTTCGGCGTATATCTGTGCATCCAACCCCTCAACGAGCGCCAAACGCTGTAGAACCTTCGTCACAAGATCGCCAAATGTGATCATGATTTGTTCCACACCTTATATATAGCGTGCAGTTAGCCCTCACGTTGCTACATGCGTGAGGGCTAACTCGTTGGAAGTGTTACTCTTTCTTCCCCGTATACGCCTTCGCACCTTGCGAACCCTGTCCAGCAGGCGCAGCAGTGGTCAATTGGCTCTTCTTGACCGTCACCACGCTGCCATCTGCAAGCGTCGCAACAACACAATCACCGTCTTTCTCATATCCTGGGTCGCTTGCGTGTGCATCACGCACTGCGACAACGTTCTGGCCGTTGTACTGCTGAGCATATTCTACAGTCATGCTAACCTCCTCCTGTTGTAGTTTGTTGAAGTTACACAGTCACGTGTGCAGAGCCGTGCAGATTGCTACGATCCACAAAGCACGAGAACCGATATGTACGCGTACCATCAGGTGCTGCTGCTGGAGTGTATGCACCACGTGGATCACCTGATGTAAGCGATTGCGTGACTACACCAGCAACCAACGCACCTGCTGCAGCAGTAACGTCACTCGTCATCTCACCACTCATCGCCGTATGGAGCACCTTGTAAGGTACACCGAGGATAACACCGACGCCGATGCTATACGTAGATGCTCCAGGAACAGACAGATACGCAATGTCCTTGAACATCTTCTTACCAACAACAGGCGTAGCGCCTGCAAGCACGAACGTCTCACGTATGGGTTGACCCAGATAGTCAAAGCCAACCAACGTCGCATTGCCTGCTGCACCAGCAATACCAACAACAGTCACATTGCGTCCGTAGCGACCCATTATCAAATCAGTCAACGCTACAGCAGGAACAACGTTACCTCCTGCTGCGAGAACCTGACCGTTGACAATCACACCCGCACCAGCAGCCACGCATGCAGGAATGTCTACAGTAGTGATGCCATCGACACCGACATCTGCCGCGTAGCACATATCAGCCACACGGTAGTTGACGCGACGAAAGCTAGGAACAGCGACTTGAACAGCCATAACTACTTCTCCACTTCCTCAGGCTCAGCTTCAGTTGAAGCGAGCAGCTTGTTGACAATATCTGGGTCGCCTTCAAGCAGCTTCGTCACTGCCTCAAGTGCCTGCTTCTGTCTATCAGACAACCCACCGCTAGCTTGCACCATGCCAACAGGAGTATCGTCGCCGCCTTCTAGCAACATCGGCACTAGATTGCGGTCGAGCCTCATACGCAGAGCGTCTTCATGAGTGAGAAACACACTGTCGCCTCGTAGAGTGCGAACCATGTATCCGTCGATCTCAACTTCAGTAGGCACATTGCGAAAGCCGACTTCATCTTTGATAGTGCGATTGACTATAGTCGTACGCTTCATCGGCTCAATCGTGTACGCAGGCACTGGACGTTTCTGTTCGTCCATCGTCATCGCCCGCATAGGCTTGTTAGCAAAGCTTACTACTGGTGTTGGTTCGGACGCCATTCGTAGTTACCCCTGTTATACAGTGTATAGCCTCAGTCGTTGACCACTGCATGTGTGCGGTATTGCTTCCACGTGCAGAACTGACACTGAGTGATGACACGTTGGCCGTAGCCGTCGATAGTCCACGGCGCAGTGAGGTCAACGTTCTTCATGTTGTTGTCACCAAGGATGTGCAGACGGAGGTAGGTGTCGTTGAGGAAGTAAGCACGATCCACTGGGCAGCTTTCATCGTAGATGATCGGCACACCATTGTGTGAGATGCCGTCGAAGCCGAGGTCCATCATGCGCTTACCACTGCTGGTGTTCGTCAGTGGGATGGTCAACTTACTACGAACAGCAGCACGATACAGTCTGTAGTGATTGCGACCAGCGATGATCACCTTCGGACGCTCTGTGCCTTGCTTCAGATCAAGCAACACATCATCGTAAGCTTCTTCGATGTTCGTTGCGTTGAGTGTGCCTGCGAAGTCGTAGCTTGACGATCTCCATTGCACTTCTGTCGCACGATCAACGCCAGCAAGACTACCCGTAGTCGGATCGTCAGGCACCAAGAGTGCAAGACCGTTCGGATCATTGCCACCACCAAAGCCGTACAGGTACATCGAGAACTTCTCCTTGATGCTCATCTCAAGAGCTTCAAGTTTACCCTGCAACAGCTTCACAGCCGCTTGTTCACCCTTGTTCTCATCCTCTTCCTGATTGGAGATGATGACAGTACCGGCGATACGTGACCAACGATACTCCAACTTGATGAACTCTTGCGTCTGTACCACTGGCAAGCTGTCGTAGTACTGATAACTGCCAACAGTCGGATTTCTGCCAGTGAGCAGTGGATTGGTGATGTTGTATCCACTGGGTTCGTTCTCAATCCTATCACGTGCGAAGCACCACGCCATGAGTGCGTTACTCTGCATCGCAGCAACAATCAACTTCTTCCTGCTACGCTCAACAGTCGTAGCGAGGACGTTCTGGAGTACAGGCATCTGCCATGTGTCCTATTTGGAGTTAAGCTCCGTGAAGACAGCCGATGCAATGTCGCGCCAAGGCGTGTTGCTGCGGAAGTCACCACGTTGGTTGCTATTCATAGACGTTGAGCTACCGCCGTTAGGACTAACACCGCGCATATCACCCGGTGTTGACGCACGTCTACCACCACCGTTGCGTTGGCGCTTCATAGCAGCCTCAATCTGCGGACGGAGTGGTGAAGTGAAGTCCATACCTCGACGTTCTACCCAACTACGTAGTTCAAAGTACGCACGCTCTGGTGTAAGACCATGCTGTTGAACTAAATTGCTGATTTCTACCCCATGCGTTTCAGCATGCGGGTGTTGCTGCACGAAGTTCTCCATTTGCACTTGAGCTTGCTCTTGGATGCGTTCGTGTTGCTGTCGCTGCTTAGCAGCTTGCTCTACTGGACCTAAACGACGGTCAAGTTCGTTGGTGATAACACGTGCGTTGATCTGTGGTACTGCATCGTGACCGAGAATGTCCTCCATCGTCGCACCGGCAGCAAGCACGCGTGCGATGATGTCACGGACGGCGAGAATTGGGTTCTGTTCAGCCATAGCACGTAGCTGCAACGCTTCTTGTGCCATCTGCGGCGACAAGTTGTGCTGCTTCATCACCTGATCAATGCCTTGGTAGGCCTGCAGGTGCTGTTGCATCGCCTTTATCTGGCGTGCTGACTGATTTGCTGCATACTGTGCGCGATTGAGGTTGTAAGCTAGCTGCTTTTCACGTCTAGTAGACGCAACAACCTGTCCATTGCGGTCAAGTAGCTCGCCGTTTGGTCCTTTACGAGGTTTGTCTGTGAAGAGTTGGTCTTCTTTACCTCGTTGCTGCGGCGAATGGCGATCACTGCCGGTTTCCTGTCGTGATCCGTCACCTTTATCACTACTCTGACCATCTTCAACACCTTGTGGGTGACTGATAGGCAGGTCTAGCTGTTGTCCTTCACCACTATCGCCACCATCGTCACCCTGTTGCGGCTTCTCAGTGATGCCGAAGCTATCACCGACAGCAGTCATAAGGTCTTTCTCTTCACCGGGCATTATAGCCTCCACGTATTAGCGGTTAATCTTGCCACAATCGGCGCAACGCCAGAATACGGATTGCTTATCGTAGTCAATGTCACCACAACACCAACCAGACCAGCATCTCAAACCCCACCAGTTGCGCCAATAGCGTAGCTTCGTCATGCAACAGCACCTTGTTGCATCTGTTGTATCATCTGCGTCGCTATTTCTGCAACGCTCTTACCACGTGCGAGTTGAATACCTAGTTGTTGCTTGATTTGAGGCGGCATACCATCGATGAGACCTGCAACTTGCTGCACTATCTGTGCGATGTTGTCAATCTCCATACCACCGCCACCTTGACCACCTCCGCCGCCACCTCCACCACCAGCACCTTGCGCACCTTGTTGACCTTGTGCGCGTGCCTTCATAGCCTCAATCATCATCTGTTGTTTGCGATCTTGACCTTGCTGTGCGCCTTGCTGATCTTGCTGTTCAGCTTGCTGTTCGTCAGGTGATGGACCTGATGTCTCCTTCATGATGCCTTTGTATATCAACTCCCAGTCTTCACGACTGACAACTACATTGTCGAACGCCTGCGAAAGAACTTTGAGGGCAACAACAGCAGCAATAGGAGTTGCACGAGTAAATTGACCAATGATTTGGGAAATCTGTAAGGCTTGTTCCTTCTTTGCGCGTGACGTAGGCTTAAGAGTACTACCACCGACAACACGCGGAGTAAACAAACGGCGAATAGACTTCGCATCAAGCTGTTCCCAATCTGCCGCGAGTTTGTCACCTAAGATGATCGCTACTTCTTCCTTACGCATGAACTGCAAGCACATTTGTGCTGTTAGCCACAACACTGTGCCAACGCTGTCTTCAATAGCATCCATCTTCTCATCAGCGCGTGTCTGTACTTGGCTCTCGTAGCTCTCAATCGCACGGTTGGTGGTATTTGTCTTATACTCTACACCACGCTGCACAGACGCTACACCTGACAGACGGTCTATCGCCTCCATCGTCGGCTTCTTGTCGAAGAACTTCATCGCGTCTGCGGATGGTGGAAGTAAGGGACCTAAGATGTCCGATAGCTTCTTGCCTTCAGGTAGATCGACACCAATCACGTTCGTATCTGTCGTACCGTTGATGAGGCTCTCCAACACGGAGCTATCTTTGAGTGAGTTCTTGTCGAAGACGACCTTACCGGCGGCGAACTTCCTAACCTTGGCCCACTCGTTGTTTATGATGTTGATGTCATCTTGTTGGTCGAGATAATATGTAACTTCACCTTTGGCGTACATCGTAATGGGATCAGTATGGAACTCCATTGGTACAACAGTAAAGAACTGGTCAAGTGCATAAGGATCATCCCAGACCCAAAGAGGATAGCACCAGTCGTTGCAGTTGTATAGCTCCACTCGTCTAGTAACTTTGTCCCAGACATAGACCACCTTTGTCATCTGTGCAGCTAAGAACGAGCGTTGATCTGCGTAGCCGTACTTGCTGTACTCCGAGGTGGAGTATGAGAAGAGTTGGAAGTTGTCTGTCTGACCACGTTCACCCTGATCTGGCGATACACCAGCCTTGATGACGTTGCTAGGTGAGAACACGCTCTCCCACTCATCGCTATCGGGTTTCTTGCGACCGAACCTCGCACGCAGTAGCGACGTATACATGAGGTCTTCGATCATTATCCAATTGCATTGACCACTGAGGTCTAATTCTGTCGCCGTTGTATCAACAATGATTTGATCAGGTCTACGCACCTTCACCCACGGGCCTGATGGAGTGAGCATGTCAATTGTTTCTTCAAGTGCGAGTAATTTACCCTCGCATTCTTTAATATCCTTCTGAGATTTAGCCTGCTCGAGTTCGGCGCTTAATCGTTGCACCTCTTCAAGTGCTGCCTCGCTGCTGTTTTCGCGTAGTGTGTAGCCGACTTCAAACCATCCGATGTTCGTTAAGGTTGTAGATACGATGTTGCGCTTCACCTTGCGCTTGAGGTTTAAGCCCGGTTGAGTTTTCTTCGCTGCTAATGTATTAACCAACTTCTCAACAACACGCGCACGGGGTTCGTCCTCTTTGTCTTCAACTGTGAACTCCGCTTCGGGGTTTTTAGTGAATAACATAGGCACAAGTGCCGACACATTAGCAAAGACGACGTTCTCTGTGCTCTCCATCGTACCTTGCAACGGCTTACCTGCTGCCATCTCCTCATCACCACGCGACGACGCATTGTCACGTGTGTGATCATGACGGTAGTAGCGATACGCTTCAGACCAAGCATCGACGTTCTTACTCATCGCAGCTTTACCTTGGTCGTAGCGACTACGCCACAACGGGCCGCGGTGTTTAGAGACAGGTATCTTACTCTCACCTATCATGCGATACATAGGTGACGTGTTCTCAACACCTTCCTCAGGCGACATCACACCTTCATATGTGTTGACGTCGCTAGGTGGAGTAGCTGTGCGATTGTACTCTTCACCGGGTTCGTATTCTTCAGCCATATCTGTGCCTACGTGGGTTCTCGGTGTCCTTGTCACGTTCTTGCCACAGCATCCACGATGGTATGCGTTCATTGGCAGGTACTTGGTACTTGCCTATATCAGGCATCTCGCTCAACAAGTACTTGGTCGCGTCCATAGCGTGATCGTTGCGGTCGATGGGCTTATCAATACGCTCGCCGCTAGTAGATTGCTGCCAGAAGTAGCCAGCGACTTCATCGGTCCACCAGTCAAGTTTAGCATTAACAAAGAGACGTGGTGACCCTGCGACACGCTTGATAGGATGTAGCAACTGTCTATTGATATTGAGGTAGGCACCGACCTTGACGACGCCATTATTGATGTCACTGTTGCCACGCTTCATGTAGATGTTGTCTTCTTTGAACATGTCGGCAACTGTTTTACCAACTGTGCGCCTGTTCACTGTCTTGCGACCGAAGATGCTAGGATCAGCGTGTATCTTGTGCATCTCATCAAGGTCAACACACCAATCTGCTCTTATACGGCGTATAGCTGCAATCTGATCATCAAGTGTCATCTCTTTGCGATAGAACCCATCGCATATGATGACGTGTTGTTCAGGTGTCACGAAGCCTAGCATGTAACATGAAGGCTGTGCTTGACCGTAGTCGTATGCTTCTACCCAGTTTGTTTGGTAATGTGTCTCAGTATAGCCGTCGAGCAACGCGTGCAACTCACCCTCTTGCAGTAGGTGTACGGTTGCGTCGTATTGAGGATATACCAACCCTTCGTACGCGACCCACTTGCCGAGTAGAAAACGGTCACGTTGTTGACCACTGTACATAGTTTCGAGTGTTTGTATGAAGTCGCCACCTTCAGCTTCGTGTACATGGCGCAGTTCATATGTGCTACCTTCGATGACTTCTATCAACAAGCGCGGCTTGCCGTTGTCATCTAACACAGGACGACGATCAACATCGCGCATGCATATGAGGTCATCTGTCACAACACCTGTGGCTTTATACTGCACAAGTGGACGAACCAACTTGGTGTATACCCAGTTGCCAGTTGGATTACACGTCAACATCATCCAACGTGGACCTGTTACAGGCATGTTAGTATCTTCGCCAACATACCTAGCACGACCACGCAAGCGGCCGAACAAGTCTAAGAAGTCCTTATGTGTGATCTCAGGGTCTTCAACCTGATCTACGATCACCCAGTCGAAGGTGGCGCTCAACAAGTTCGATGAGCTGCTCTCTGTCTTTGTACCCTGCTGCGCGATATATCTGAAGTAGATAGTTGTACCATTCTTTAGATGGCATATGTTGTCGCCGTTCTGCCCAACTGCGAAGCTGACTATCCAAGTCGGCGGACACCATTTGAGAAACTCCTTACGTATAGTGTCGTTGAGCTTCGGATATGTTGACCTGCTGATGAGACCTGTTGAACCCGGATAAGTGTCACTTAGCTGCAATGCTTTGATGACTGCTGCAGTTGTCTTACCATTGCCGAAGCCACCGCCGTAGATCTGAACTTTAGCGATAGAATGTAGAAAACGATCCTGTAAGCTTCCTTCCTTAAGAAGAAGTTCAGGACGCTCAGCAACATTGACTGTTCTTGTCCGAGCCATTTACTGAGCATCTATCCAACGCGTGCCACCGATGTTACGATAGATGTCACCATTAGCACTATCGACGCGAATTTCACTAGGATAGCCGGCAGTAGTAGGAATGCCACTAGCGAATGTAGTAGGTACACAGTAGCTAACATCGACAACACCGATGAAGCCATTAGCGATGATACCTTGTCCGTCTTTGTTAGGAACGATTGCCATCACTTCACCCCTTTGACAGGTGTTACGTCTATAGTAGGCATCTGCTTAGGCTGAGCTACTTCACGTATGTGACGAATAACCAAGCCGCCCTCAAGTGAGTGACGATGCTCCATCACCTGTCGAGGTGAGAAGCCACCACGGTCGAGCATGTTCATCAGCACGCGTGCCTTCGTCGCCGGGCGTGTCTCTTCGTCCTCTAGCAAGTTCTCCAAGCCGTCGAGCGCAGATGCAGACATAGCATCGATGCGCTTCTGCACGTTGTCAGAGGTGAGAGCTTGGATGTTGTCTTTGATGAGTGTGTCTAGCTGCTGGAAGAGTTGCAAGCCTTTGATCATGTCTACTTGAGACAGCTTCAGGCCAGTAGCTTCAGCGATCTCTGCGTCGTTGATGCCAAGGGTGAAGTAGAGCCATACAACACCACATGTAGTTACTGCCTTACTATCAGCAGGTAAATCAACCAGACCACGACGCACTGCCCGATTATTACGATCACGACCGCGGGTAGTAGTGTCACGTGTGGATTGTCTAAACTTCTTCGTTTGTTGGTTGATGACTGCATCAGGTGACGTTGACGGTAGGAGAGCCTGACCCGTCTTTGTATCAATGACTAATCCATTCGCTAAAGGTAGATCAGACATTGCGCTTTCTACTCGGACGTGGATTGTCTGAAGGGATGGAAGCACCACGTGCGCCTGTGGGAACGTCTCGACGTGCATCAGTACCAGCACCGCGATAGATAGACTGGATCATAGCACGCATCTGCGGATTGTCGCCTGCTGCTGGTCCGGGTGTACCACTGCCTGGCATGGCAGGACCACGCATACGCGGGCCACTAGCACCACCCGGCGGGCGCATAGGTGCTGGCATAGATGCAGGATCACCTTGTGACATTGCTGCGCTAATGAGTGCATCCATGCCACCACTGCGACCACCACCACCAGCACCACCACCACTCATGCGAGGCATAGCACCACCACCACCGCCGACAGGCATACCACCTCCACCGCTAGGCATACCACCACCACTTGGAGGTGCTTCTCCTTCAGCAGCTTCATCATCTGTTACACCTGCGGCAGCTTCGGCGCTTTCGTCGTCAGTAGGTTGTGCGGATGGTGCAGTTGGTGCATTGGCGGGAGTAGCTTCACCATCACTCTCACCATCCGCAGCGGCAGGAGCTTCCGCGTCAGAAGCACCACCGCTAGCCGCTTTGTCGCCAGCCTGTTCGACCCATTGTTCTGCTGCTTGCTGCAGTTGTTTGGGTGGAACGTTGATGCCGAGTTGTGCAAGTGCGCTGCTGACTTCATCAGGTGACATCTGTGACAACTGTGCAAGGATAGCAGTGATGTCCATGCCACCACCCTGCTGTTGCTGCAATGCTGCGAGAGCTTCAGGAGGGATGTTACCACCTGCCAACTGTGAAGCATCCATCAGCGTGATCCACCTTGTGTTGGAGCGCGTTGGTTCTTCTTACGCTCACGTGCGTACATATCACGCATGACAGCAGCTTCATACTCTTCCCTAGACATAGCAGGCTGACCGGGACGAGTGTAGTTAGCACCAAGCTCACGCAACCTGTCCATGTATCCAGCACCAGCAGGAGGACCACCTCGTGGGCTGGTATAGCGTTCTGGAATGTCAGACTTCCACGGACCTAACAGTTTATACAGACGTTCCATCACACCGGGATCAGATGTAACCTGCGCATCAGGCGACGGCGCGTCAGGTGGCGTGATCTGCTGTTGTGCGGCGTCGTCAATCCACTGCGCATCATCAGCCATCGTACATACTACCTACTTGTTGATAGTACCACCCATACCACCACCACCACTGCCTGCCTTATCGACAGGATACCAAGCAGGTGCCCACGTGGGTGTCATCTGTGCTTGGAAGGCTTCCTTCTCCGTGATCGTGGTAGCATGCAGAGGAACAACTACGTATGTAGCAATAGGCCGCACACCGCCGAGGTTCATACCATCAGCCTGAATAGCTGCGACCTGTTTGATGCTGAGATCAGCATTGGCACCTACACCGTTACACAATGCGCGACCTATTTCACCGAATGCCTGACCACCTACAGAGTTGGTGAGACGTGCAACACTACGCATCGTCGCTGTACCTTGCTGCGTCAATGCGTAAGGTTGTCCGAATTGATTGTCCCACCCGCCTGCCCATGCTGGCATAGTAGTACTCCTATTGTTGTATGTCGTACAATCTTTGCATATCATACAAACTCATAAGCGCCCTAGCACAAGTACAACGTTAAGTCAACCTATACACTGTATAATGTCCGGCCCGAAGGGCCGGTTAGCTGCTTGGTGCTGTTCATGAGACGAGCGTAGATTATGTGACGATCTCACACACAGCGTGCGAATGTGACGAGGTTGCATGTGTTTGTGTGTATGCTATAATGTATATGCTTGTGATAGACGACTTAACGCCTGACATAGACCTCACACACAGGGGCCTATTTCAGGCGTTCTTTTTAAACTGGCTAGGTACTTATACTATATACATACTATAACACACACATGGCGGGGGGCATGATCATTCGCAAACAAATTACAAATGCGAGGGGCTTGTGATAGTGCTCATTCCCCGCGCACACGCATACGCACGCACGTGGGTTTGGGAATTGCCGGGGGACTGCTTCGCGTGCGCGTAGTATACACACAACACAGCGTGGCATAGGCGCAACATGGTGTGACACATAGCACACACACACAAGGCGTAGCATGGAAGCGGCCGCATCGCCCCTTGGGCATACCCCATATATGCGTGACACTATGTCGCCATGCGTGTGCTATGTGTGATATAGCAACGCTATATGTGGCTCGGTTTATACAGTGTATAACCATGCGTCTAAATGCCTGATTTGTATAGCGTGTTTGAGTTATCCACAGGTGAAAAACAACATGCTTGCATGTAGATTTACATGTGCTATATTAGGCATAGTTGATTGGATGAATAGCTTACATAACGTAGTCTACATCTAGTCAACGTATCACAAGGAAGTAAGTCATGAATACGCTTCGCAATTCTACCTCTTACGGCGCTGACATCCTGCACTATGCGTCACTCAAGGGTGAGCAAGACAGTGGCCCGCTCTTCTTTGCCGTCGCACATGCTGCGACATTGCGTGAACTTGCTGACAAGGTGGCATACGCTGTGAGCAAGGAAGAAAAGGTTCGCCCTATCATCCTTGACCATTGGAAGTCTTCGCCAGAGGGTGATGAGGTACAGAAAGAGTATGCTTCACTGCTTGGCATCAAGCAGAAAACTCCCGATCAGACTGTGCGTCAACAGACACTGCTTGAATTGTTCAATCAGGTGAACATTCAAACCCTGCGCAACATCGAAACCCTTGTCGGCATCGACAAGCTGTCGGCATGGGATAGGGATGTGAACATTCAGCGCATCCCGGGCACGTCTAAATATGCGTGCTACGTGATCAGCACACAACAGAACGACGATGGCACGCGTAAAGAGTTCATTCACGTGCCGTTCACTGCGACGCAGCTTCGCAAGCTGGGCAAGGTGCAGCTTGATGTGGCTACGGTCGACAGCATCTCCACTGCCGACATTCGCAAGGCC